GATTCGAAAAAGGAAGGGAGGCAGAAAACGGATGCCGAATATGCCGATGATTTCTTTGAGTTCCTCTCAGACTATCCACTCAAGGCGTTGTACATTGATCCATCCGCTGCTTCCTTCAAGCTTGAACTTAGAAGACGAAGCCCTACGCTTGCAATCAAGGACGCCAAGAACGATGTGCTCGATGGCATCAGAACTATTTCGTTGCGTTTAGCGACAGGAGACTTTAAGGTCTGTAGGTGCTGTAAGAATTTGATCCAAGAGTTTCAATCATACGTGTGGGATACGAAAAAGGCAGAAAGAGGTGTGGATGAACCAGTAAAAGCTTTCGATCACGTTCTAGATGCAACGAGATATGCGGTTTTTACTCATTGGGGACACAAGAAAGATCTAACAGAGCTCACTCAGGAGCAAAGGGCATTTGAGCAATGGAAGAAGGAAACCCAAAGAAACAGTCCTTGGTTGCCTCCAAAGCCGCAAGGGAAGCCTATGACAATCTTGAGGCCGAGGTAAAGGTGCTTGAAGAAAAAGTGCGTAAACTAGAAGAATCGCTAGACCATCTTTATGACATGGTTTGGGGTGATTGAGTGAATCCGTTTGATAAAGAGACAGCGATAGACGAAGTTTGGAAAGGGATTAGCGAGCTCGAAAAAAACATGGCCAACATTCATGCAAGTTGCGAGTCTGAGAAAGAAGATCTGTGGAAAGCGATGCTAACATTAGAAAAAAATTTATTGTCATTTAAAGAAGAGGTTACGGATAGATTAATACTTCTTCATAAAGAAATTTCAAAGAAGTTATCGTAATAACTTTTTGAGTTAACATAATAGGTATTATCAGACGTTAAATCGGAAAATCTTCTCTCAAAATATAAGTTAAGTGACTGATTCGTTTTCAAAAATTTCATACCTATTTTCTTTACAAAACTGGATGCTTCGACGTTTTTTTGTGAATTCGTCTTAACATTGATTCATCAGATCGTCTAAAAATTTCTGCGCATCAGTTTCAGACGAGAATGTCTCAATCTCAAATCTGATTATATCTTTGGACTCTGCAAAAACCTTCCACTCACGACTTGGTCCAGTGCAGTATCCGACTAAAGGTTGCTCTATACAGAGTGCATGGATATGATCTAGATTGATCCACTCTCCATTTCCACATCTAAGCCACTTCATTCTTTCACCTCAATCCAATCGTTTGCTTCGACATCAGAAATGTCCAAAGGAAAATTGTCTCCAGACATATTCCATTTGATTCTTTGTTTGTTGATACCAAGCATGATGAATGAATCTTGACGAAAATGAGGTCTTCTAAATTTTTTTCCTTCCTTCAACCCGTCTATCATTTCAGAAAAAGAAAACAAACGTGAATGAGTCTGAAGATGTCGGCAACCGTGAATCGTACATTCGTTCATATTTATTCTCGAACCAAAAGAAGCGATGTGTTCCTGTTTTGATAATGACAAAAGCCAACACTACAAGCAAAAGGAAGATGAGGGGGGTAGAAATTGGGGTGTTCATTTTTTAAACCACTCCCTCACCTTCAGGATCACATTAGGAGTAAGAACAAAGTATACGTGCATAGCTTCTCTTCTCTCCTCAGAAAGGTTAACATTAAGTATCCAATCATTCACTTTTCTTTTGTTTTTCGATTAGTCGTTTTAGATATTCAGCACATACGCAAGATAAGACACCAGCCGACTCTTTTTCGTTGTTGCAAATGATATTCTCGATCTCTGAGTCAGTAAGTTCCTTTAACTGCTTGGAAGTTCCAAAAATTTCCCTTATCTTAAGGTTTTTGAACATGCGGCTCCGTCGCTAATAGTGTATCCATATTGTTTCAAAAAGGCGATGCACCACTTGATTTTGTCTTCAACTCGTTGGCCAGGAGGATGGGATTTGCTCCATAGCTCTAAATTGTCTAGACGATTATCTAAACGATTTCCATTTTTGTGATGCACAGTTTCTCCATTAAATAGAGGGCGTCCAAGATATTCAGACATCACATAAATATGCTCTAAAATTATTCCGGAGGCCTGTGCATTTGGATGATTTTTTTTCGAAATCCTCCTATATCCTTGGCAATTGATGTTTCCTTCTCCTGGTTTAGCCTTTTTTTTGGCTATATGATCAACGGGAAATCCGTGTCTTTTCACGTAATGTTTGAAATGCAATTGCTTATAATATTCTGGTTTTTTAGCATGCGAATTTTTGATCCTTTCGCGCACCAATTCCTTATTCTTCGTTCGATAGTCTCTTTGATAGGTAAGAAGCCATTTTTTTTGACATTTCTTACAGGTGGTAGCTCGTGGCCTATCGTTTTTCTGATGACACAATTCACATGGTCTCATAGATACATAGAACTTATTTTAATCAGTTGGTAAAGTTAGATTTTCATACGTTGAAGGTATCATGCCATCTTCACAGTTTTTATTTCCAGAGGAGCCAAACGCAAACAACATCATCAACATCCTCCAAAACATCTACACACGCTTCCAGAGCGTGGAAGAAGTGAGATGGAACGAGAGCAATATAGATGTACGTTTCTGGGCAGGTGACCAGGACTACATATACCAGTACTTCACTTTCGCTCCAAACTACAACTTTAAAAACTTCTACTTTAACATCATTCGTCAGCCGATCTGCATGATCACTGGATATCAACGCCAGCATCGGAAGTCCATCTCAGTTGTTCCGATGGAAATGGCTTCGCAGCATACAGCGGATCAGTTCAACAAGCTCCTTCAGTTCTCCTTTTCAAAAAGGCACATTCTCGAAAAGTTCTCAGATTCCATTGAGCAGTCAATCACTTCTGGAATGGTGCTTTTACAGCCATATCTAGATTTCAAAGATGATCCTGTCAATGGTGTCCTAGATCTAAAGATCTGGGAATACAATTCTTTCATGGTAGATCCTTACTTTCGCGAGCCGGATATGTCCGACGCGAACTGGATTTGGCTTGAGAAGTTTCTATCAAAGAAAGAAGCGATTGCCCAGTTTCCTGAGCACGCAGAACTAATTGGGTCAATGGGGGGATACTCAAATCGCGACGGGCAGTTTTATTTTTTACCAGAGAATTATAATATCGCGCGAAATGATCTCTTAGTTCTTTCTTATTATTGGTATCGCTCACATCGGCTCCAGAAGCGGTTATACAATAAAGAGACAGGAGAGATTACAGACTGGAAGGATTCTCCGGAAGCCATTAAAGAATATTTGAAAGTGTTCCCGCAACTGGAGGAGATTGAGGTTGAAGTACCTACGTGGAATGTTGCGGTCATTCTTAATAAGTCCGTTCTGTATATCGGCGAGAATCCTCTGGGTTTTGATGAATGTCCTTTTATACCGGTATTTTGGGACTATGAGCCATGGCAGGCGCAGTACAACCTTAGGGTGCGTTCTTTGGTTAGGTATCTGCGCGACGCTCAGTTCCTGTTTAATCGTCGTATTATTCTTAACCATGATATTTCTGAGTCCTCTATTAATTCTGGCTGGATGTATCGAGAAAATTCGATCGTCAACGAAGAAAACATCATGTATGCGGGGCAGGGAAAGCACATCATTGTAAAAGATGATGCGAATGCCGATAAGCCGCTAGAGCAAATCATCCAAAAGATCGTACCAAATGCTGTTCCTCCTTCTGATATGTCTCTTGCGGATCAAATGCAGCAACTGGTTCCTCCTCTGGCTCTCATTACTCCTGAACTTATGGGAGCCGGAACGGAAAAAGGACTTGCTGGAATCACAGAAATGCTAAGACAAGGTGCTGGTCTTGTTACTCTGCAAAAATACTTTGATCAATGGGATCGCAGCTTAAAGCTTCTAGGAATGCTATATCTAAAAATCGTGCAGTCTAGATGGACTCCTTTTAAGATAAGTCGCATCATCAAAGAAGAGCCAACGCAAGAATTTTATGACAAAAACTTTAGCCAATATGACGTCGTCCCCGAAGAAAGTCTCAACACAACGACACAAAAGCAGCAACAATTCGTCCAACTCCTCCAACTTAGAGAAATGGGCATCCCAGTCCCGACCGTCTTCTTACTCAAAAACAGTACTCTCCAAGGAAAAGATGAGCTCGTTGAATCCATACAACGAGAAGAACAACAACAGGCAGCTGTCGCACAAGAGAAGGCTGCCCTTGATCTCGCAGTCCTCGAAGGTCAACTCCAAAATCTCCAAGCAAACACGGCGGAAAAACTCGCCATGGCGCGCGAACGGGTAGGTCGTACAAAATCTAACATAGGTCTTTTCGAAGAGCGGATGTCGGAATTGACGCAGAATCGAGCGAAGGCTACAAAAGACAAGGTTTCTGCTATAAAGGAATTTTTAGATACCGTCAGACTTTACGGGGAAGTGGAGACAATGCACGGTGCGGAACAAGTATCCGATATCGAGCGCAACGATGAAGTTTCCGAAAAAGTCGAAAAACAGGCTGCTAAAGTAGAAGCCGTAACACAGAGGTAAAAATGAGAGACTATGACGGAAAACAGGCTGCGGATCATTTCGGCAGGCTGAAAGGGAAAGGAGCCAAGGGAGGTTCTCTTTTGGGTGAATTTTTCCCACCAAATGTGAGAGATGTTGCTATGCATCCACCTGGAGAAATTGGCAGATACAGATATCCTGATACTGCTGATGCCATTTATAAAGAGCAAGAAGGGAATGTCCGCATTTCTGACGATGCTCGTGCATCTGGCATGCATAGGAAATAACACTAGGGCGGGTTACAAGCTCGCCTTATGTATGGATTTATATGGGACAAGACTCTTGGAACCTTCAGTATGGGAAAATGCATCCGGCTAAATACCGAAAAGGCACGCAAGTAGACATGCATCCAGATGAAGGATATGGCGGCTCTAAGATGATTCCTGGATATTCTGGAGCATATAAGAATTCGAAGGCAAAGGTCATAGGAGTAAAGGCAAATGGAAATCCTAAGACTTTTGGTTCAGAAAAAACAAAGAAAAGTATCAAATATGCCAATGAAGAAGGGGTTTTTTCTGCTAAGGCTCCAAAGAGACGGAAGTAATGCTTGTAGATCCGAATAAGATGCCTGAATTTAAAAAGAAGGCCAAGAAAAGGGATCTTAGGCAAAAGCCCATTTCAAAACACAAACAGCCATCGATCTATGTAGAGACGAAGGTAGAAAAAAGGAAAAGTTAGAAATGGGACTTCTTTACGTAGGGCTAATATTTATATTAGCAGGAATGGTTACAGGATTGTTTTTTCTGTTTAACTGGTTAATGAAGGGGGAAAAAAATGGCACACAAGAAAAAAGCGCACCAAAAGAAAAGCCACGAAAAGATGGCAGTGGCTGAACCGGCGTCTAAACCAAAGGAACGCAAAGTTCCTGGGAGAAAGAAATAATGTCAGAAATGTTTAAACCTCAAGGCGAGACGCCTCCTACTGATTTTCCTAGACAGAATCCTGTTGATGGATATGGAGTACAAATGCTCGCTGGATATGGTCAAGAACCACAACTTGAGCCATACAGAACGCAAAAATTAATTGTGGCAAATAAAAGATCAAAACTTAGCGAAAGGGATTAACTATGGAAAAAAGCAAAAAAGGATCTTCAGCAGGCTGGGAACATGAAGGAGTCCCGCTACATGCATCTTATGATCCATCTCCTATGTACGCATCTGAAAGATGCGATAATGGCTATGACCACAATCCTCTTGGATTTAGAGAAGAAATGGCACAAGCACATGCAATCAGAAGAGGCAAATAATGGCAAAGCTCCCAAAGTCAGAAAGGGATGCGATTCGTCATGAAGTACGGGCGGAAAGAACTCCTTTTCGTCCTACTTCTCAAAACGCATTCATGCAGCCAAATTTAGAGCAGTTATATCGAGATGAGGCTTCGGCTGGAAATCTCTCTGCTGAAGCACAGATAGCGCATAGCGTTTGTTCTCCTCTCCTTCATTTCGTGCATAAAAAAGAAGGAATTTGAATGGACAAAGCAATCAAAAGTGCAAAAAAGAAAATGGATAAGTCAATGGATAAGCTTGTTCGCATGGATGTCAAAAGAGACAAGAAATGCGAACATGCTGAAAAAATGGCTAAGAAGAAGAAATGAGATGGTCTACTCACCAGTAAATCCATGGACATTTCCTTCCAATCCGAACTTTCCATGGCTTCCTCAGGCCAACACGATTATTTCCATTACTCAAGCGAATCCAGCTGTAGTGACAACAGCGACAAATCATGGATATCAGGCTGGATTTAATATACGGATCTTTTTCCCATTTGCGGATGATCTCGAGTTGTATGGGATGCCTGAAATTGATGGGCAGCAAACAACCATTCTCCAAATTCTTTCTCCTACAACCTTCAGTATCGCTATTAACACATTAAATTTTAATTCATTCACTCCAGGGAACTCAGCGATCACCAATATCACTCAAGCTACAAGCGCAGTGGTGACTGTTTCAACGCAAAATTTCGCTTTGAGACAAAATGTGAGTATTACTGGAGTTTCTGGAATGACTCAAATCAACGGTACATTTTACGAGGTTATAGGCGTCTCCGGAAACACAGTGACTCTTTTCGTAGATTCGAGTGGTTTTGGTGCATATACTGGCGGTGGAATGCTGGTAAATACAGAATCTGTTCAGGTACTGCCAATCAGTCAATATGTTAATGGGGAACTTCTAGACTTCACTCAAGTCAATCCGGTGAATCCGAATAGTCTCTTGAATGTTCCGTTATTCCAGAGACCTGGTTTACAGGCTCCTGGTGCTTGCAATACGAGTCAGACTTAAAAGACGCATTTGGCTGGGTCGGCCTTCAGGATTAATGCGTAAAACTCCTTCGAGTCGATCGGGGATTACCACGCGCTAGCGCACAATGCACCCAATCACTTGCCCACTCAAACTTTCTCAAACTTCTCTTCTTCTTGTCCTAGCGTACCAGCTTTGTATTTTCTTATGCTCTCATGAACGATGGGGTCGGCAAAGATTTTTCCTTTTTCAAACATTTCAAAAGCATGTTCTTCTGGCAAAGTCCAAATAATTTTTACCCAACCTCCTTTTGGAGAGATTTTTCTCATTGTCGTTCCTGGAAGGGCCCAAGAGCTGGGAAAGAATTTGATAGGGCAATGGTTTATATTGAATTTAGGAGGGACTTGATGGTAGTCCCATTTGGTGAAAGTGAAGATATAAAAATCATTTTCTCCATGGGGAAATTCAGCCAAAGTTTTCTCCAAAGTTCTAGGCCAGCTTTCGTCTAGTTGGGTTTGCAAGTCTTCAAGTCTTGTTAACAGCTCCATGTATTCAAAATCCTCTCTTTGTGAACTTATGTGATCCACACATCTACAGATTTGTTGATACTAATAAAACTTTCAGTTAAAGATAAGGGTATTCGCTGCTTGGTGCGTTAACCAGGCCAGTTGTCCGGAAATTCCGGACAGCTCAACTATTAGAAAATATCTAATAGTTCGGCGTAACCGTCCTTCGCCAGGACATTTGGAGATTGAATGGCAACAGACGTAAATAGCTCAGGAGTCGTCAGCCAGGGCGCTAATCAAGCTCAAGCAAAGCAAGATGATCGTGAGGTCAACTTTGCAGCGCTGCGTAAGAAAACCGAGGCTTTAGAGGCTCAATTGCAGGAGAAAGAGCAGTTGTTCCAAAAACAACAGGCCATGCTCGAGCAAATGCAAGCAAAGCTTCAGCCAACTCTAGATGAATTTGACGCTTTGCCTAACGACGAGCTCATCGATAAGGCAAGGTTGCAGAGGATTCGAGAGAAGGACCGCGAAAACTTCCGAAAGGAAGCAGAAGCGGTGGCTCGGCAGACTTACGCACAATTAGACAATGAAAACTTCGCACAAAAGCTGAAGTTTGCTTATCCCGACTATGACGAGGTGGTGAATTCAGCAAATGCGGAAAAACTTCAGGAAAAAGACCCTGAATTCATGTCGCTCTTGGCAGAAGTAAAGGATGAGTTTAAGCGTCGAGAAATGGCGTACAAGAAGATGAAAAAGCTTGCCTCTTTAGAGGAAAAACCAAAGGTCAAAGCGCAAGATGTTGTCGATGAAAATCGCAAGATTGCGGGGAATTATTTCTCTCCATCTGGCCAAGGACCGATGAATAACCCATATGCTTTTGAATTCGACGTACGCAATCCTCAAGCAAAATCTCAGGCTTATCAGAAGCTGAAAGCGGCACAGAAAAGGGCTTTTTAGACCTGAAGTTAGGCTAACAACTTAACTTGAGACTAAAATGTCAATAACCACTACCACAGATCTTCCGGCGCCAATACGCCAGAGTCTAGCGGCTGGTATGCTTTCAGTCCCAACGCCCAACTTCAACTACATAATCCCTGCGGATAAGTATGCGATGCCAAGAAACGGTGGTACGACGATGCGGTTTTTGCGACCAAATCCTCTCGTTCCTCCAACTACTCCATTGGGCAATACTGGGATAGAGCCTACGAGCCAAGTGGCTACGAGAAACATCATTGACGCTACGATCAGCTTTTACGGTACATCTGTAATTCTGAACGAACAAGTGATTATACAGGATTTTATAAACATGGTCCTGTCTAAATTATCTCTAATTGACTTGGAACTCCTCGCTGCGTAAGCAGACGGACAACAAGGGCCAAGGACTTATGAGAGTTTTTTAAGATGAAAGCGCGAGTTAAGATGACGAGCAACTTCCCAACATTCTTTACGAAGACAAAGGACTTCTTCCGAAAGGGTTTTGTTTCCTCTTCCAACTGGGATTCTTGGGTAGGTCGTTCGAAATCTTATCATGTTTTCACAATGGCATTTCTTTATGACAAGATAAGGAAGCACCTGTTCGCAAAGATCGTGAAGGCGAAATCCAGTGACGATCCAATCAAAGATCTCTCTTTCAAATTTTTTGGAAGAGGTAGATCTAGTTGCAGCGGATTCAGTGCCACTGAAATTGTCGAGCAACCAATCAATGAGACTTTTGTCGGTGTTAGAAACCTTCAAAACTCCACGGAAATGGTCGTTCAGGTAGCCATCATAGGCTTTCCCAGTAAGAATGCTAATGTGAAAACAACCCTCTCCATCAATGATACCAGCAAGGTAAGCAAGATGAAGGGGAGCAAATTCTTTAAAAACGTAAGGTTTCCTTGTAGTCATGGTATCTGCTTTTCAAGACTACCATATAGTACTACATTGGAACATTTAAGTCCAGGCTGACAGACTAAACGAGATAACCTCGAAAGAGGATGCGATAGTCGGGCCTTCTCAGAGATGAGAAGAGAGGGGAATAACAAGACCCTCCGCCGTCCAAGCGGTAGAAGTAACAGTGATCGCAAGATCCAGTATTATCTTGGGTAAGTGAGCGTCTTGGCGTAGCTATGAAGCAAGCCGAAGACACAATCCTCGGCAACTATCTTCTTTCAGCAGCTTCTCAATATAACTGCCAGAGAGGAGTAAACGGCGACAGCCCAACTGAGCTTACGCTGAGAGACTTTGCTAACGTAAACGCTGCTCTAGACACTGCGAATGCGTTCAAATTCTTGACAGGTAAACAAGGTGAGGATCGCTTTGGAACAGCTCCAATTCGTGCGGCTTACTTCGTGTTGGCTCATACGCTTGAGGAAGCTACTCTGGATACGTTGAACGGCTTTATCAATGCCTGGAACTATCCAAACCAAAACGATGTACTCTATTCAGAATTCGGTTCTGTAACGAACTTCAGAATCCTGACTAGCTCAAACGCAGAGGTGCAACTTGCTGCATCGATCAACGGACGTGATGTATACAACAACATGGTCGTTGCTCGTGAGGCTTATGCACACATCGAACAAGACGGCTATTCCAGCCAGCTTATCTATCGTCCGCCAATATTCTCAGGACCATTGGCTTTGAACGGTACACTTGGCGTTAAATTCGCCCAAGCACAGGTGATCACTCAAGATACCTGGATCCAAAACATGCGCGCTACGCTAGCACTCTAAGGAGAGTATTATGTTTGCTGATGTCGAATTATCAGGCTCATTTACCACTCCTGCTAGTGGTAACGCAAATCAGGTACTGAGACTTCCTTTCGTTCCTGATCTCATTGAATTATGGGTACGTGGTAACTCATCCGGAGACGTATGGGAATCTACTGCTAACCCAGGCCCTGTAAAATATGCCATGTGGCAAAGCGGAATGGCTAGCGGAACAGCCCTCACTACTCGTAATACGAACGGTGCGGCTACCGATACGTCGGACTTTTTGGCTACTGGTGGATTTACTCCTGTAACTTCTGCTGCAAACCTTTATGGTCCAGCACAAGCAGGTACTGGTATTACTAATGCTAACCCAGCGGTAATGACGCTAACGAACGCCAACGTCTATCAAACAGGAGATGTTGTTCTTTTAGAGTCTACAACAGGAGCATTACAGTTCTCGGGTATTCCATGGTCAGTAACCGTAACGGGTGCTAATACATACACTTTGAATAATGCTTTTGACGCATCTGCATTTGCTGCAGCAGCAACAAATGTTGTAGCGCGTCAGTTGCTTTTTCCAACTGTATTCACTCCTTACGTTTCTTACATTATTGGTATTACAACAGGAGCAACTACTACTGTAACCACTTCTGCGCCACATGGCCTAGTAGCTGGTGAAAGTGTTCGTTTAATCATACCTTCTCCTTGGGGAACTACTCAAATTAGTGGTCAGCAAGGGGTTGTTGCGTCTGTAACGAACGCATGGACGTTTGTAGTCAATATAGATTCTAGTTCAGCATCAGCATTCGCATTCCCAACGACTGCTCAAGCTGGTGCAGGAGTCACTTGGCCACAAGTTATACCATTCGGAGATCAAGCATCAGCTTTTGATGCTTCTGCTACAGATGGTAACTATAAAGGCATGATCATTGGGAACAGTGCCACTGCCGGCTCTGCAATTCTAAGCGCCAACAGCGCTCTGGTTGTTTGGAGAGCTCAGAGGTCAGCGAGAGTTTATACTTCGTTGACTTCTTAACCATTGAGGGGTGAGCGCTCACCCCTCTTTTTTATTTCCATAAGAATTTTCCAATGAGCATTCCTAAAGAAATAAGAATCGTTTTTTCTAATAGATTCATTAGCATAAAAACACCTTCCTGTTCCTACATTTTATAGCAGAAAATGATGTTTTCCCTTCGTTCTTGGAAAGATTTTGGGCAAGATGTAAAGTAAAGTTTTAACAGAGGTGTCTATGAATAAAGAGAAAGCCGTAAGAAATATGGCCGATATCGAACAAGCTGTGGGAGGAATGACCGCAGCTATGCAAAAAACTCCTGAAAAAGAACAGGAGAAACAATCAAAAGTTTCAGAGTTCAAGAAGAAATTCCCAGATGCTACTTATATAGAGCCCGCAGTAAGGATTCCAACTTCTGGGACCAAACATCCTGAATGGGAAAAGCAGCGCGACTATCTTCATGAATATGTAGTAGGAGTCTTTGAGAGCCAGATGATCGTTGGAAAGCTTGAGTTTTTCTTGACAGGTCTTCCTGGAGATGACTATTGCAAATGGGTAATTCCTGTGAATAAAGCTATCGGAGTTCCTAGATTCGTAGCCCAACATCTGTCAAAGAATCTTGGCTGGAAAGAAATGAAGCCTTTGGGACGCGAAAATCAGCCAAAGGATTACTACGAAGAAGAAATGATGGAGCCATTTGGTAAGTTTGAATTTAAAAAACGTGGACATTTCCACCCAATTAATGCGTACTAATGACTTTTTCGACGAACCCTACTCAGCCGATGGTGTCCGAGATTTTCTTGTATACCAGACGCATTTTGAAGCAGCCTAACTCGCAAGATATTTCCGATGCAACGCTTGCGGATTATTTGAATCGATTCATCGTTTACGATGTGCCAGCTAGGGTTCAACTTTGGGATTTCAAGACGCAGTATAGCGTAGATCTTACTCCTAACGTCGACCAATATAATGCTCCAGTGACGATTCTTCCAGGTGGTGCAATCGTTCCTACGTATCAAACTTTCATCACACCTGCGTACGTAGATGGCTATCAAATCGTCATGCAGCAGTCGCATGATCAATGGATGAAGTTGTTTCCAAATAGGTATTTGAATCAATTTCAACAAAATGGAACAGGGATAGCCGGACCCTATTCCTTTACAACTTCTTCGGTTCCAGTTATTCAAGGGCATGTAGATCAAAACGTTCAGCCAGCTTCTATTCAGTCGGCTGCTATCACAAATGTCACGCAAGCTACGCAAGCTGTTGTAACGGCTGTAAATTCTTTTGCGGTTGGACAATTGGTTACATTCTCTGGTGTTGGTGGAATGACGCAGCTGAACGGCAATACGTACTCTGTAGTCAATTCTACGGGTACGCAGTTCACGATAAATGTGAATAGTACGGCCTTTGGAGCCTATACAGTAGGAGGAACTGCCTCTATTACACTCATTGCTGGTGGGTTACTGACATCAAGTGTTTACGTGACAGCGATCGATGTTAATGGGAATCTGAACGTAGCTCAGGATATGCCTCTTTCAGCTACTACAGGCTCTCTGATCCAATATAATGCTTCGAACATTGCTCAGACGGTAGGAACGGTGAATTACCTTACTGGATCTATTACAGTTACGTTCCTCAATCCAATTCCTACAACAAGCGCGATCAACTATCAGGTCATTCCGTATAGCCCAGGAAGACCTCAAGCATTGCTTTTCTTTGACAACACATTTTCATTCAGGCCAATCCCAGATAAGCCATATCTCTTTCAGATAGACGCATACTACAATCCAGCTGCATTTCTAAACTCTACAAATGCTGTTCCTTTCCGATACATGACTGAATACTTTGCCAGAGGAACGGCTAGGAAAATCTTGCAGGACTATGGTGATGTTGAGCAGATGGCCTTATATGAGCCTTTTTTTAGAGAACAAGAGCAGTTTGTTCTGAGGAAAAGCTACAGACAAATCAGCAATACGAGAGTGGCTACTATCTATCAAGGACAGACTAGCTACAATCCTGGAAGCTATAACGCAATTTGAGGAAATATGCCCTGGACTCCATCAGTACCTGAGCCTACACACGCACCTGCTGACGATGTTTTAAACATGCAGCAAAATAACGACCAGATTCAGACGTCATTTTCAGTTGATCACAATCCTTTAGCAAGTGTGACGAATGACGGGTTCCACAAACAGGTGCATATATCTTCTGCTATAGCTCAAGGTGCGCAAACAGATCCTGCATCGGTTATCTATAGCGTCGCTGGAACAGCTTCTTCTGTAGTGAACCTATGGTATAAAAACCAAAATGCAGCATTTTTCTTAAGCGCAATCAAGGCATGGGCGTTTTGTCCTGCTGCCGGAGGGATTACAGCTTCCCAGTCATTTAATGTGACAAGCGTTACGAGAAATTCCCAAGGTCAATACACAATCGTTATGCCTGCAAACGTATTAACAACAGCAAATTATTCGGTTCTTATCACGACCTCAAACTGCAATACAGCTCCTACCTCAGACTCATGTTTAGGCACTCTAGCAACTGATATTTTCACACCAACTGCAACGCAATTTGTGATTAGGACTTTTAGACAAGGATTGACAGTAGCAGACCCAGTGTCGTTTTCCTTTGTAGTAATACAAATCTAGGGTTTTGGATGACTCAGCCAATAAGAATCGTTCTATCGGCCTTCAAAACGGGTCTAGAGACCTACGAAAAACCTTTCCTTTTAACCAATGACGCATTTCCTGTCCTTGAAAACTCTCTCATTTGGCGTAGGCGAATCATTAAAAAGCCTGGCGCTCTGAAAATAGGAAGATTAAGGAGAAAAATAGGGACGACAGATGGCGCCGGAAACGCTGTCATTACAATCGACACTAGTACAGTACCTCAGACTATCAAAACTGGCGTTTCTCAATTTATTGTGGGTAGCGCTGTTTTTACAGATCCAGGAGGAGCTAGCCCAGTTGCTCTACAAACAAACGGACCAGGAACTGGATCTTTAGATCGAACGACTACGATTTTAACTCTTGTAGGGACCAATGCAACCACAGATATTTTTTACTATCCTGGTCTTCCTGTCATGGGAATCGAAGAGTTTGTTTCTAACAACAGCTCAACATCCCCTATAGATTTTCCTGAGACCGTTTATTTTGATCAAACATATGCCTATGAGTACCTAAATCCTAATTTTTTTGATGTCTCTTTTTATAAAACAAGTGGCCATCCAATTACTTGGTCAGGAGGAAATTTTCAGCAGTTTTTCTCTTCAAATTATTATCGTGCTATGTGGGTTACAAACAATAACCCAGGAATGCAGTTTGTCACGATTAGCGCAATAACTGTTGCAGCAACATCTGAAATAACCACGTCTGTAAATCATAACTTATCTACAGGTGATATAGTTTTTATAAATGAGACTACAGGAACAGATAGCGGTAATTTAAATTTAAAGTCATTCTCTGTAACGGTAACAGCGGCTAATAAGTTCACTGTTCCAGCGAGTACTGCTGGTGGAATAAACAATGTTGGCATTGTTCAATACATGACCCAAAGCAGCCCTACTTCAACTGGTGATGGCATTCGTTGGTATGATGGATTTAATGCTCCTCATACATTGGGATTTGTCAATTTTTCCCCTCCATTAGACAATACGGCAACTCCTGCATATTTAGTCGGTTGTAGGATGATTCTTCCCTTTGGAAATCGTTTATTAGCTATCGGTACATTCGAGCAAAAAAGCGCAGATCCATCTCCTACATACTTTGGGAACCGCATTCGTTATTGTGAAGTAAGTTCTACTCCATTTTATGCAACACCTGTTCCGCAAGGAATTCCAACTGCATCTTTTGAGCCTAAGGCGTGGGTATCTAATATCCAAGGGTTTGGCGGATTTATTGATCTGGATACAACCGAACGAATTCTAAGTGCTGCCGTTACTCAAGGTTCATTAATTCTTGGTCTCGAATCAGAACAGAGAAGGATGAGCAATACTGGCATTGAAACCGATCCATTTTCTCTGCAAGTGATTAATCCTGACTACGGAACTGCAGGAACCTATGCAATTGTCCCTATGGACAAGGGAATACTATCAGCTGGAGAATATGGATTTTTGACAACATCTAGTTTCGATTCGCAAAGATTTGATCTTCCTATCATAGACCAGATTTTCCAGATAAATGGGAATCAAAACGGATTTGATCGTATTAGTGGAGCTAGAGATTTCCCAAATGAGGTCATTTATTTTTCGTATGTAGACATCGAACATCCTATGTTGGCAAGCAATCAAACGCCAACTCAAGCATTTCCAAATCAAACAGTTGTGTTTAACTATCGAGAGCCTTCTTTCGCAGTATGGAACGAAAGTTACACTACTTATGGCATTTTCAAAGAAGTAAACTACACACCATGGAATGCGCTGACAAATATAGTCTGGAATCGATGGAACACGCCTTGGCTTTCTGGAAAACTTTCTAATACATATCCTTGGGTTGCTGGTGGAACCCCTCAGGGATATGTTATGAAAAAATTTACTGAGGAGGCTAGCAACGATCCTTCGATGTTTATTCAAGCAATTTCTGGAAATACCATCACATCAACAAATCATAATCTAGAAACTGGGATGTTCGTAGGATTTGTGGCTTTGAATGGATCTGGACCAGCTTCTGGGAAAATAGGTCAAGTCACGGTTGTCGACGTGAATACATTCACAGTTTCTCCGTCTTCGGCTCTTTCAGGAGTTGCTGCTGGTACTTATGAAATGTGTCTGATAGACAACATAAATGTTCAGACAAAACAATTTGCTTCTTTTTGGCCGAATGCTGCAAAGATCCGATTCGGTACGCAGAGATACTTTTTAGATACAACGAATTTCGGGGAATTTACGGTGAATCTTTTTTCTTCGCAGCAGAATTACGGACAAAACAATCCAACCAATCCCAATCTATCAGGATTGATTGGGAGTAATATTGTAAGAACAAGACCTGACGATTCTCTTGGACTTAATGATGCTGCATCTTCTTCTGAACAACTTTGGCATCGATTAGCAACTTCAGCAATTGGGGATAGCGTTCAGCTCCAATTCATCATGAGTAATGCGCAGATGCTAGATGTAAATATTAGTCAATCTCCGTGGGTAATGCACGTTGTCACGATTGATACGTATCCATCTAGGATCCTTTCATGAGCACTCCATTTGTCCCAATCTACAGACAATTTCCGGCAGGAGATGCGCATAACCTGGAAAAGCAGCTCGTCAATCAGTCCGTTCAGTTTGGGACTGCCATTAACAACAGAACAGTTTCCACTTTTCAGCTTCACGTAGATGGCGACAGCCAAATGCTCCCTAACGGAGAGCGATGGTTTCCTACTGCTGCTCAGAGCACAACTCCACAAAGACTCAGAGATGGGTTTAGGCTCGTCGTACAGGTCGCTGATCCACCTAATGGAGTTTTGTCTGTCAACCACAACATTCAATTAATCAATCAACAAACTCGTCTATATGGAAGTTTTTTCGATGGGACACTATGGCAAACACTTCCGTATATTGATGTTGCATTAATAACCAGTCAGATCAAATTAAGCGTCAGCTCGACACAGATTATTGTTACAAAAGGTGCAACAGCTCCTAGTATTAATTCCGGAATAGTAGTTTTTGAATTTTTATAGGCTCGCCCCACTCAATCAAATCCTTGGACATGAATGCTTTGAAGTTGTTTTCGCTTAAAAAATTGGTAATTTGGACGTTTCTGCCCTTTTTCGATGTGCACTTCCGATTTTCTCTTTACAATTTTTCGAATTTTGAGATGAAAAACCTGCCATAAGTTGGCCTAAAATCACCAACTCCTATTAATCTACCAGCATTACTAATTACATCATGTAAATCATCCGCAGAAATATATTCTGGAAGTAAAACTAAAATTTTAAAAACAGCTTTCCATCCTTTAGAGATAGCAGGACGGATTCTTGTGATGGCATTTCTTTGTATTACCACGCGTCTATGATCTTCATAATCCCATTTCTTGATGCCAAGAGACGCTAATTCTGTTTCAACAATGATCGCTGCTTTAAAAAGATCCATTGCCGACTTCCTAGGAGATCTAGGATCTTGGCGAAATTTTGAAGCTCCAATGATAGATTGCCGCAAATACTCTCCAGGCAAACAAATATTATTTTGTTCATCTCTATAGACAAAAGTCTCGATATCATCTGATTTTTTGGCTTTTGATCCTTTCGCGGCTTTAGCTTTCTCTGCGACATACTCGCACATCCATCGATGGAACATCATGTTTGCTGATCCCGTGAGCTCTACTTCTACAGAGTAGGGTTCTGATATTCCAATTGTGTCATTAGCCGAAGCTGTAGGAGCTTCACCACCTATTCTCTTTTTCATTGCTCTCCTTGTGCAAAAAATGCCCATAGTTACCCATGGGCAGACCTCTACAAGATTGTTCTTGGGGCCATCCTTGCCTCGCCCGTCCAAGCCTCGCCTGAGCTAGCCCCACCGTGCCGCGGCTCACCTCGCAACATTAATCCTTGCCAGACCATGGCGAACCTAGCCGTGTCGAACCGCGCCGAACCTGATCCCGCCCCAGCATGCCGTGCCGGACCAAACCTTGGCTAACCATACCCAGCCAAAGCCCAGCTTACCGGACCATACCTAAGCGGACCGTATGGCATGGAAAATTATAGAAGAGAACGATCTTTTCGTTGCAGATGCAAACTTTATTTGATTTGATGTAGGATGGGTTAAAAAAAGGACTTGATATGCCTTCAATCCCAGGTGCAAAAATTCCTAAAGGTTTTGGTCTCTATTCTTTGCCAGCTATGGGGACTGATCAAAAACAAATTTACGATTTACTAAAAGGCCAGTTTCAGTCAGGTGGTCCAGAGGTTTATCAAAAACTTTTTGGTTTAGCTGGTGGTAAATCTGATTTATTCGAACAATTGGAAGTTCCCGCTCTAAGGCAATTTCAGCAAGTAATCGCTCCTGAAATTGCCGCAAGGTATTCAGGATCAGGGATTTCTGGAAGTTCAGGAATGCAAAATGCCATAGCTGGAGCGGGAGCAAATCTAGCAGAGAATCTTCAGTCACAGCGTATGGGTATTATGGAACGCTCAATGCAGAACGTGTTAGGGCTTGGAGATAGGTTGCTTGGAACGCAGACGAATCAAATAGGTCTTTATCAAAAAGAAAATTTATTGCGCGACATCATGCAACTGCTTGGTTCAGGCGCATCTCAAATAGGGGGCATTTATGGTGGGTCTAAACTAGCGGGGTTACTATGAGTTTGCCTATTCTTCAAGAACAAGGCGGAGCGTTAAGCGGATTAGTCCGTGGTGCTGGTTTAGGACTTCAGCAGGCGATGCCGACAATTGCTGAGATGATCCTAGGTAGGCAAAAGCAAAAACAGCAGGCCAAATTATTGGAAAGCATTTTTGGTACTAGTCAACCACAGGCTTCGTTTGATGAAATGCTTAGTCTCGAACAAAAACCATCGCAACCTAAAGGATTTGAAATCACTCCTGAAAAAATATTAGCTCTAGAAGCAGCAGGAGAACATCAGATGGCGAGCACGTTGGCTACTATTTATTCTGGGCAAGAAAAAGAACGCGCCCAAAAACAAAAATTAGCACAAGAACAAAAAGCTGGGCAAGATTCGTTCGATAGAATGGCAGAGCTCTTAAAATCAAAGGAACTTGGACTAGGATCGAAAGTTAAAGGTCAAGTTTTTGGCGGGAAAACAGCAGAAGCAGTTGGTGAATTTGAGTCCCTGTCTGGAGCGCTAGAAGCTATGCTTGTAGATAGAGTTAGCCGAGGAACGTTATCTAATGCTCGTTTTAAATATATCACAGAAACTCTTCTCCCAAAACCAAATGATCGTGAGGCGACAATCCGAGGAAAGCTCAAAGGATTGGCGCGCGAACTCGATCTTGATCCATCTGTTTTGGAAGGAAAAGTAAAAAAAGAAGTCTCGCCTGAAAAAGAAGAAGGATTTGTAATGATGCAAGATCCTGAAGGAAATATTAGAAAAATTCCAAGAAATAAAGCCATCGAAGCACAAAGAGCTGGCGGAAAGTTGGTAAAATGAGCGCTAAATTCGATTGGAATCAATTTGAAGCCATTTCTGAAGGCAAAGATATTACTCCAGCATTTGACTGGTCGCAATTTGAAGAAGTGAAAAGAGAATCAAAAATTCCAGCTATGAAAAGAGAGCTAGGAATGGCAGGAAAGGTCGTTGGATCTACTGTTCTAGGGATTCCTGGGGACATAGCGGCTCAAGTAGGGAAAGGCATAAATTGGCTTGCCGGAGTTGTTCCTGGAGGAAAGCCAAAAACTGAAGAAGAACTCGCTCCTCTAACAAAAAGTCCATTTACATCAGAATCTATCAAAAGTGGCATTGAAAAAATCGCGCCTTCGTTGGCTCCGATTACTCAAGAAGAAAAGGATTGGGAAGAAAATTTATCACTTTTGACTTCGCTAGTGACTCCTGTTCCAGGAGGAAAGGCAAAAGCATTAGATCGCAAGAAGCTTCAAGGTTTATATCAAGCAGGAAAGCGCCTTGGATTGACTGAAAAACAGCTCGCTCCTCTATTTCATGGGAAAATTACGCAAGGTATTTTAGGAAAAATCGCTGGCCAAGGCAAAGATGCGGCTAAACAGCTAGAACTTACTCAAAATGCTCTAGGAAGCGTTTACGATACGATTAAATCTAAAGGAACGCGTTCAATCCCTAGCAACGTTGCCGACACTTTAGAGACCAGATTACAGGATTTTAGATCGTCTTTAGAGAAAACCCTCAGCGCCTCTCCAGAAAGGCAAGCGATTATCAATTTTCTACAAAAGGCTGAAGACAAATTGGCCGTCTCTGGAGCTACAGGAGAAGAACTGATTAATTTTTATCAGGACATAAATAAAACGATAAATTGGCGTTCTTTGCATGGTGGCAAAAGGCAAATGGCTAAAGCCAAAAATTTTGTAGAAGAAGCCCTTCAAAAAACAGATCCTTCGTTAGCTAAAGATTTTAAAACAGCAAATAAATTATGGGAAAAATCAGCCGGGGTCATTAATTCTTTAGGTCATAAGAAATTTAAGGATTTTATCAATTATTCTGCTGCCGCTGGAATTGCTGGGGCACTTGTTACGGGAAATGTAGATTACGCAGGAAAAGTGGCTCTATCGTTGGCAGGGAAACAAGCGCTGGCCAAAGTGGCATCTAAGCTTTTAACAGACCCTAAATGGATGAATCTTCATGGGAAATTACTCCAGGCTATCAAAAATAACAGCCCAAAAGCAGCGCAGACCGTTATACAGACTCTAAAAAATAGAGTCCGCGAAGAGATGCCAGAAGAATTCGAAGATTTAGAAGCAGCTATCTGATCTTCGAGTTCAAATCTTTCAAAATCTACTTGACGTGCGAATTCTTCGTTTCTTTCTAGTTCAGTTTTAGGTTCATCTGAATCAATGAAGAAAGGAATAACAACCAAAAAGAATATAAACAAAAATATAATCATATATTTTTTAATTTAAATTGCTACCTAAGTGAATCATAGGGATTTTCACTACTTGAGCCACGTCCAATACACCACAGAATAAGCGACGCTATTGCGCAAATTTTTAATATAAGCATTATCATTAAATAAGACCGCATATTAATGCTATAGAAATAATTGTATGAATCATGGCCTCCACCCTTCTTTCATAGCGTTTTCATAGGTAAAAGGCATTTCTTTAGGAAATGTTTTAATATCTAGTCCTGTTTCTTTAGCAGCTTCTTTTATGGACAAAGAATATGCTCTTTTAATGCATTGAGGAATAGATGACTTTAAACTTGGGTTGTCATACAAAACTGTTTCTGCGTGTTCTCTGTGGATATCTATACTGATTTGCCAGCTAGGAGTTCGACACCCTGGTTGATACATATATTTTAAAAGATGTAAAAATACATTTTTTAAAAAACTTGTAAACATTTGTCGCTGACATCTTCCCATTGACTCCAATTCCTCGATCAAATTTTCCATATCCAATTCCTCATAACTCCGGTTGCTCAAAGCGTTGGCTTGAGAAAAGCACCATCTGTAAAAATCTGTTTCATACGGCGTTTTTTTCGCAGATTCATAGGGAATTTTGTTTTTCATTATTTATTCCTTTTGCAGCTCTACTTTTAGCGCCCAATCAATAGTGAAAGGCATTTCTTCTGGGAAAATCTTTATTTTCAAATCTGTTTCTTTTGCAGCTCTAAGCCTTGCATACCTATAAGCCTTTTCTACACACTCGCTAAGTTGTGAATTAAGACTGGGGTTTTTTTTCAAGATATCATTTACTCTGTCTTGGTGCTCTATAATAGTGTATACCCAGCTATGGCCCTGTTTATCAGGCTGAAATGTATATTTGAGTAGATGCGCCAATAGAATAGCTAGATTATTAATTAATTCACATCTCTTGACGTCTCCCAATCCTCTAATCTCCTCAACTAAATTTTCTAAATCACATTGTTCAATACGTCCAGCAACCAACGCCTCAGCTTGATCATTACACCATCCGTAAAAATCTTTTTCATAAAATGTTGTCATGATCCAACTCCCTTTTCCTTTAGCAAATCAGACAACATAAAAATAGCATCCTGATAAGATTTTCCTTGAGTCATAGAATCGGTCGATTGATCGTAAATCACCCAATACTTACCGTCTTTCCAGGCTATTATTGATCTTGGATTTTCTTCAAAATCGCTTTTGCTAATCGTTCGTTGACTTCTGCATGGCGCGGAATTTGTGTTTGTTGCTTTCCGTTTGTCCATATATCATGACTCCCACCGTGTCTAAGAAAACTATACCCTAATTCTTTAAGGCGTTTTTCTAGTTCTCTTTTTTTCATGCCAGAAATGTTGCGTTATTGTCGCATTTCCAACAAGTCCTAATCTTTTTTCTAATTCCTCTTTCCACTAAAAAAATCACTTGATACATTGAAAAGAAACCACCTTTTACCGAGGGAGCTATGTCAACCACGTTTAACCCACTTGTAACTTATAACTTCGCAGAGGCTGGAGCTGTCCAGGCTGGATCTACTTCGGTTCCAGTAGAGCTTGTGTTTCCGCGAGACCCTACTACTTCTGATGTTTATGCGGTGGGACAACTGTGGTACTCCACATCTTCAGCTACTCTTTGGCTTTTGCAAAGCGTAATCGGTGGTGTAGCAACATGGTCCGCTAGCACAGCAGCTATCACGACTCCTCTGACGGTTCCAAATGGTGGTACAGGAAGAACAACCCTGACAAATCATGGAGTTCTGGTTGGACAGGCAGCTTCTGCAGTAGCGATAACGGCAGCAGGTACTGACGGACAAGTTCTTATTGGTGCAACTGGTGGAAACCCTGCTTTTGCTACACTTACGAGTGCCGATGGCACAGTAACTTTTGCTGTTGGAGCTAATACTCTAGATCTATCCACTACTCTGACAGCAGACTTCGCATCTCCTCCTCCAATAGGATCTACGGTTCCAAATACAGGCGCATTCACAACTCTTACTTCTTCTGGAAACTCAAGCTTTGGAACGGCTGGAGCTGGAACGACTGTAGCTCTTGGAAATACAGCTCAAACAGGAACGATTACTGTCGGAAACTCTACAGCTGGAAACACGATCAGCATCGCTGATGGAATCAACGTTGGAGCCCAGACAGTCACTATTGCAACAGGAGCTTCTGGAGCTAACTCTACAGTAAGTGTACTATCAGGCATTGCTACAGCTGGAACTTCTACCCTGAACCTAAACACAGGAACAGGAGCGATTACTCGTAACACGAACATAGGTACAGGTGCTGCTGTCGTCAACGGAATCAACATCGGTGGTACTGGAGCTAACGTAATCGCTATCGGTAACACACAGACTGGTGGTTCGGTTTCTGTCGGTGCTGCAATGACTACAGGAACTATTTCGATTGGCGGCACTGGCGCACAGACTGGAACGATTACGATTTCTGCATCAACAGCTGCTCAGACAATTGCAATCGCCAACCTTGGCGGAGCTAAAACAATCGGTATCGGAAACGGTGTGGATGGCAACGCTATCACGATTGGAAACGGTGTTAATACCACGGCTCAATCTGTTTCTATCTCTAACGGTGCATCCGCAGCTAACTCTACGGTAAGCATTCTCTCTGGAGCAGGTTCTGCTGGGGCAGGAACTCTTTCCATGGCTAATAACGCCAGAGTGGCCACAATCGATCTTGGAAACGTTGCTCCTGCGGCAGCTAGAACGGTCACAGTTTGCGGAGGTAACTCGGCACAAAACGATACCTTGAACATCATGGACGGCGCTCCTTCAGCTGGAACGCAGACTGTTGAAATTCTCAGTGGAACGGCTACTGGTGGAACGCAAGCCCTGAACTTGGGTAACGGAATTGGTGGTGCTCTTACAATTTCTATGGGTAACGGAGTTAACAGCACAGCTCAAACAATCAACATTGCTAACGGTGCTTCTGCAGCAAACAGTACGGTGAATATCTTGTCTGGTGCTGGTAGTGCAGGAGCTGGTGTTCTTGCTCTTGGAAGCAATGCTAGAGTGACTACTATAGGAATTGCTAACGTAGCACCTGCAGCAGCTCGTACTGTAACTATACAAGGTGGAAACGGCGCTCAGAACGATACTCTTAACGTAATGAGCGGAAACCCATCTGCGAATGCTCAGACGGTTACCATACTTGGGGGAGTTCCTTCTGGTGGTACGCAAGTGCTAAACCTTCTGACGCAAACTGGTCAGGCTGGAACTGTCAACATTGGAACCGGAGCTGCAATGGCTAACGGTATCAATATTGGAGGTACTGGTGCTAACACAATAGCAATTGCGAACACTCAAACGGGCGGTTCTATAGCGATTGGCGCAGCGATGACTACAGGTACGATCGCTATCGGCGGTACTGGCGCTCAAACAGGAACGATCACTGTCGGTGGTGGAACTGGCGCACAAACGGTTAACCTTGCAACTGGCGGTACTGGTGTAAAAACGGTTCACATCGCGGATTCTGCGGTTGCTAACGTGATTACGATCGGTTCTTTGACTGGAGCTGCTTCCCTAACACTTCAGTCCGGAACTGGTGGTATTTCTCTTGCATCTGGCGCCACAACTCCAGGAACTATCGCTATAACTCCAGCAACTTCCAGCACGGCTTCTCCAACAGCTGGCGTGACAATGAACAACCGGTTTGGAGTGGCTACCTTTACAGGATTTACAACTGCTTCTGCCGGAACCCAGGCCTTTACGATTACTAATAGCACCGTATTGACGACTTCTGCTATTCAAGTGACAGTAGCTAACCTGAATGCATCTACAAACAACGCGCAAATGTCAATTGTTGGTGTAACGCAAGCGGCAGGATCCTTCATAGTAAACACGAAAAACAACGGTGCTGGAGCACTTGGCGCAGGGGACAATGTCCTCATTACTTTCTGGGTATATAGCTAAGGGAAATAATGGAAATAAAAAGCAAAACGACTTTAGAGGTTAGAATAGAAGATAGGATTTATTCGATGGAGTGCTATAGCAATTCTCCTCTTGGAGAAGTACACGACGCGCTCACACAAATGAAGGCGTATGTGGTAGATCGGATAAATGCTCAATGCGATAACGAGAAAAAGTCAGAGGAACAATGTCAGGACCAATCTGTGTAATAGATACCATTCGAACTCTTGCTTTTGGAAGCATCAGCGGATCTTATGCCACTGTAGGATCTATTACCACAGATGCTACGAGACTTGTCTGCATCACGAATGCCACAAATGGAGACATGTTTTTTAGCGACGACGGTGTTAATAATAAGTTGTTCCTTGCTGCTGGATCGTTCAAATTGTTTGACATTTGCTCCAACAGAGACGATGCGAACGGAATGTATCTATTGCCTGCAAGAATGCAGTGGTATGTGAAGCAGTCAACTGCTCCTACTAGTGGAGCTGTATATATTGAAGTATTATACGGAACACCATGAATGATTTAGAGTCCAAGTTAGCTGATCTAGCGATGCAGTTGCATACGCTAAAAAGTCATTGGGATAATGGCCTTGGACTCATTCAGAGGCTTCATCAAGAGATCTCTCTTCTAAAGCAAGATCTTGGTTCTCTCAGCGGTAAATTATCCAATCATCAATCCGATCTCAAAGAAGCACTGCATGATCATTCTAGATTGAAATCTCTAGTGGCTACGATTAGAGAAGAATTTTCTCGTAATCTTACTACAGAAGCCCAATCACTTCTTAAAAACATAGAAAATAAGCATGGTCTGATTTCTGGTCTTGTGTCAGAACATGATGCAAAAATAGTTAGTTTTGAATCAGCTCTAGAAGAAATAGTCATTGATGCAAAGAATGCGGTTTTGAAAGCAAATAACGCAGAAATGCTAACAATGCTTAATAAAAAGAAGGTAGAGCAAGCTTGTCTGTTGGTGCAAAACCAGCAACTTCAAAAGTGAGGTTTTGTGTCACAAGAAGGCATGTTAGGACTCTCTTCAAGCCCATCGGTCCCTACTCAATTTGTAACTGATTCTGGAACTGCTACTCCAGCTGCTAATACATTAAACGTTCTTGGTGGAACAGATATAATTACTTCTGGAGCTGGAAATACAATAGTTATTGCATTTAGTGGTCCTGCCGCTCCGATTGCAACTTTAACTGGAAATAGCGGGGGTGCTGTTGGTCCTACAGCAAGCAACATTAATGTTATCGGCACTGGAAGCATCACGGTTGTTGGGACTCCAGGAACAAGCACTCTTACAGCGCAACTTACAGGACTGACAAATCATGCAGTTCTTGTAGGTGCTGGTACAGCAACAATCACAAAAATAGGCCCTCTTACAAATGGTCAACTGCTTATTGGTTCCACAGGAGTAGATCCAGTTGCTGGATCATTGACTAGCACAGGTGGAACGATAACGATTACTCCAGGAGCTGGCACATTAAACATTGATATAGCTGGTGGTGGAGTAGCTATTGATTCTGTAGCTGTTCAAACAGGAACTAGTCCGGTTGTTCCAACTGGAGCCGGACTTATTGCTATTAATGGAGCTACAGTAGCTGCAGGAACCAACCCTGTTCGCACTGATGGAACTGGAGCAAATACACTCGCAGTTGAGGTGCAAATCTCTCAAGCTATTGCTGCTACTGATGCTACAAAGATTGGTCTATGCAATTTCAGCTCTTCGGGATTTTCAGTTGATGCAAACGGATTCGTAACGCAAGCCACTACGGTAACGCAACTTTATACAGCGAACTCAGGAACAGCTACGCCATCCTCGAATAATATCAATATCCTAGGTGGGAATGGCGTAAGCACATCTGCTTCAGGATCAACAGTAACAATAAGTGCTGTTGCGTTTAGTTCAACTTCAGGAGCGTTTGGAGCCTCTATTAACACTGGATATTTTCTAAGTGCTGCAGCTACTCCAACCCTTCCATCGTCACCTGCAGAAGGATCTGTTGTAAAATTTATTGTAGATACTGCTGGATCGGTTGTGGTAACTGGAAATACTGGGCAAACGATCAGAATAGGAGCGGCAACCTCTTCTGTAGCAGGCACAGCGACTAATAATGCTAGAGGAGATGCTCTCGAGCTTGTTTTTAGAAGCTCAGGAACTGTTTGGATTGCTCAATCAGTTATCGGAACTTGGACTACGGCATAGGGATAAAATATGACAGAAGCCAATAGCCTAAATGCTGCTACAACTGGGATTGTTGGGAATACTGGTACTGCTTTTACTGGTACTGCTGTGACGCAGTACAATGTGATTGTCGGTGGCGCAACTTCTAGTACTTTAGCTAACGTAGCGCCTTCAGCTACTTCTGGGGTTCCTGTAATTTCCCAAGGAGCAGCCGCAAATCCAGCTTTTGGTACTGCTGTGGTCGCTGGTGGTGGAACAGGAGCTACTTCGTTTACTACGAACGGAGCGGTAATTTCTAATACTACTGGTACAGGAGCTTTGGCTGCAGTTGCCTTAGCGAATCAAAAAATTCTGGTTGGAAATACCAGTGCCGCTCCTACTGCAAAATCATTTACTGTTGTTAGACAGGTATTTACAAGTACGGGAACTTACACTCCTACTTCTGGAATGGTATATTGTGATATAGAAGTTTTAGGTGGTGGAGGCGGAGGAGGAGGCGCAGCTTCAGGAGCTACAGGAGTAGCCGCAGGCGCTGGAGGTGGTTCTGGAGGATATGCTAAAAAAATTGTCTCTGCAGCTACGATTGGCGCTTCTCAGAGTGTTACAATAGGGGCTGCTGGTGCGGCCGGTTCTGCGGGAAATAATGCGGGTGGAACCGGAGGAACAACTTCAGTGGGATCCATTGTTTCTGCAACTGGAGGAGTCGGTGGGGCTGGTGGACCTAACAACGCAATTACTGCTGTGACTTTTTCTGCTGGTGGTGCTGGAGGAGTTGGGTCTTCAGGGGACCTTAATGCAAATGGCGGCCAAGCCCAAGACGGAACCGCATTTCTACATGCTGCGACTATAGGTTATGTTTTATCTGGTCAAGGAGCAGATGGTATTTATGGTGGAGGTGGTGTTGCGTCTGCATTTGCTGCTACTGGAGCCAATGCTGGAGGGGCAGCTACAGTATATGGCGGTGGAGGAGGTGGGGGGGGTGTTTTTCAAAATGCTTCTGCGGCAGCTGGTGGAGCTGGCGCTGCTGGTGTAGTTATCGTTACGGAATATGTATTAGCTTAAAATGGAAAATAAATGAGCTATCCAATAAATCCAATCCTTCCTAATAACCCTCTGAACTATGAGATTTCATCGCCTGTTGGTATACAATTCGCGGCTAGAAACCCTACTGCTCAAGACAATACTTACGTTCCAGGAACTGAATGGCAAAACACGGTTTCAAAAACTTTTTTTAAATGCGTTTCTGCAACGATTACTGGAGCTGTTTGGATTCCATTTGTTCCTAGTGCTGCAGGAACTGTATCCACACTGACTGGGAACAGCGGTGGGGCTGTTGGTCCTAATGGTAGTGGCAACATCAATGTCGTCGGAGACGGAACTACCATAACAATAGCAGGAAATCCTGGGACTAACACTCTAACTGCTTCTTTAGTGGGTGGAGGAGTTCCTTCTCAATCCTATGTTACAAACCTAAACAGCCCAGTCGTTCCTACTGGAGCTGGAGTTATAAATCTCAATGCTTCAGTAACAACTTTTACAAATGGAAACGTAGCAAATACGATCAAGATTGAGCTTCAGGGCACAGATCATGCTTTGTTTGTAGGCAATGGCTCTAACGTTGCTGCTGCAACGATTCCTGTAGGGACAAATGGCCAGGTAGTGATAGGAGCCACTGGAAATGATCCTGCGTTTGGGACAATCACAAGTGGTGATGGTTCAATAGTATTCGCAACAGGTGCTAATACCCTAGATATGCAAGTAAACGGAGCAACGTTTGGAAAGACCATAACTGGGAATACTGGAGGCGCCTTAAGTCCAACAGCTGGGAATTGGAATATAGTTGGCGGAACAGGAGCAACTACTTCTGGTGCGGTAAGTACTTTAACCATAAATGTTACTGGCGGTGGTTTTTCATGGTCTACTATATCCGCATCTCAAGCTCTTGCTGTTAATCGAGGGTATATTTGTGTTACTCCTGGGGGTGCTTTATCATTGTCTTTGCCAGGGACTTCTAGTGTTGGTGATGCGATTAAAATAGTTCTGGATGGATCGACTTCTTGGCAAATCACTCAAGCTGCGGGACAGCAGATTAGAGTTGGCTCTTTGACCACGACTTTAGGTGCAGCTGGTAGTGTGCAATCAACCGCACAAGGGGATTCTATTGAGATCGTTTGCAGAACTGCAAATACTTTATGGACAACCCTGAACTTTGTAGGAAGTTTGAGCGTAGTATAAAAGGACTATATGACACTACTCAATCCATCAGATCAAACAATAACCCAATACAACGTCCAGACTGGCGGCGCCACAAACACGCTTAACAATGTCGCTCCTAGCGGAACTTCTGGTGTCCCATTGATATCGCAAGGAGCTGCTTCTCAGCCAATATTTGGAACAGCAGTTGTGGCTGGTGGTGGAACAGGAGCTACTTCGTTTACTGCTTACTCTGTGATTTGCGGGGGGACTACAAGCACAAATCCTCTTCAAAACGTTTCTGGAGTTGGAACTGCCGGCCAAGTTCTTACATCTAATGGTGCGGCCACACTTCCTACATGGCAAGCAGCATCAGCAGGATCTGGATTCACAACAATAGCTATTCAGGTATTCACATCTAATGGAACGTACACTCCAACAGCAAGTATGAAATATTGCATCATTGAGGCTTTAGGTGGCGGAGGTGCTGGAGGAGGAACGGCTGCAACAGATGGGGGACACTATGGTTGCAGTACTGGAGGATCTGCTGGTGAATATGCTCGTGGTACTTTTTCTGCTGCAACAATAGGAGCGTCTCAGGCGGTAACTATTGGAGCAGGAGGAACTCCTGTTTCTGGAGGAACTGGAGGAAATGCCGGAAACACTTCAGTAGGAGCGCTAATATCGGCTAATGGAGGACTTGGTGGGAATACAACAAGTACAGCCTCTGTGATAACGTTCTTTTCTCCCTTAGGTGGTACTGGAGGTGCTGGAGGAAGTTTTAGATCTCCAGGAGCGCTAGCTGCTACAGCATTTGTCCAATATTTAGGGGCTGCATTGCCGTCTACAGGAGCTAACACACTTTATGGAGCAGGAGGACTTCCCGGAGCAAATGCAGATGGAAGTGCAGGACTTGGGTATGGTTCCGGAGGCGGTGGCGTTGGTGTTTCAGGAGGAATCGCAGCTAAATCAGGTGGGGCTGGCGCAGCAGGCCTTGTAGTAGTAACTGAATTTATTTAAAATATAAATCTCCAATACGTGGTCATGGGTTTTCTATATTGTTCCAGATCTATAGTCTTTAAGATCTCAATTTTGCTGTAGTCAACAGGACCTTCTCGATCTATTTTTTGAACTTTGACTTCCCCGATTTTGCATCTTGAGTTAGATAAGGAACATTTGAGCTGAGCTTCGATCTGATCTTTCTCACATGAAAGGGATTTTATTTCATCATTTATCTCCTTTAATCGAGAAGCCATTTCTAGAGACTTAGAATCGCTTATCTCTATCCAGTCTCTGTCAACATATGCTGGAGGCTCAAAGTTTATTAGATTGGCTAAAAAGGCCATTTCTGACGAAAGCAGCTTTTCGCAGTAATCTCGGTCTCTAGGAACAGAGAATGCAATTCCGTCGTTTCCATCATAAGAGGCGTATAGCATCGAATCGACTCCTGCAACCATCATCTGATGTTGAAGCTGTGGCCAATAATGAGCAGGAACTTTTTTTGAAAGAGCTATCTCGTGGTCTTTTTGATTGGGACATTTTATCTCTAAGAGGTAGTGCTTTCCTTCTTGGCAGTAATAACCATCAAGAGACGCGAGTAGATCTGGGTGCTCTATGCTCTGGATGACTACTGGCTGATAGTTGCATCTAAGAAGATCGTTGACCCATTGTCTGGCTTTTGGCTCTAATTCTATCCCTCTTGTCATTGCCGAGGTTGTTTCTTTCTCTAGACGGAAAACATGTCTTTCCCAGCATTGAAGAGGGGTTTCCCAGGGGGACTCATTCATGATTGATGGAGCATCGCTGGAACCGATTTTACCGCGACGGAACTCTTTCCATTCCGAAGACTGCTGTTGTAAAGGAATTATTTTAAATTTCATTTACATATCCACTCAAAAAAACCACACAGCAACTGAGAAAGTATCATGATTAAGGCGACGGCAGCAGCGACACATATTAGGTAATGAATTCTCATTATTCTCCAGAGTCAACGTATTCTTTGGTTTTCTTAGCTTGACGACGCTTAATCGAATCCCAGACAGGTTCTAGTCCCTTTTTTGGAAGATGAAAAAAGCTCGTGATTGGAGTGTTGTATTGTTTGGAACAGGAAGCAAGTACTTTTTCTCGGAAGTCAGCATCTTCTTTGTCAAAGCTAAGCTCTAGAGCTTCTGCTTCTTCTTTAGAAATCACTTCCAATGACTCAGAAACCGCCACAGTTTCGATTTGTTCTTTGGGGGGTGCAGGCATCTCTTCTTCTGAATAAAGACCGCTTAAATCGGCCGGAAATGCCTTCCTTAGCGCCAAGGACTCTGCACACTTGGCAAGCATCACATGCGGCATTGTAGACCAAACCCCTCCACTTTTCTTGTATTCGGCATAAATGGCGGTCGCTGCTACTTCATGCCAAGAATTGTCGGGACCAAGCTTTTTTACATAGCTGGTGGCGGAATAGAGGTTTCCGGCTTTGTCGTAAGTATAGCTAGTGTCTCGACCGGGAACATACTTGCCAGTTCTCTCTGCAGTTAAGCGAAGTCCGTCTATGCTAGTCATAGTCGTCATTCTTCCCTGGATCTTGATGAAATAAATCTGTTTTGTGAAGGGATTAAGACGAGTTTGCTCGCAAATATTCATGAAAATCTTGAATTCAGATTCAGAAGCCCCTTGTCCGTATGCTTCTCGGATTGTCTTCACATCCTCTTCAGTGAACATCTTGTGTGGCGCTATCGATCCATGAGACGTGGTAGCCAATTCTTTAGTCATTGTTTTCTCCTTTTCTAGATAAAAATGATGCGTTTAGTGTAACATGTGGCGAGATAAAACGCAACATTATCGCGACAATGAGCAAATTTAGGAACTGGCTGTACGAGAATGGACACACGATCGATGGATTTGCTCAGCTCATCAATGTTCATAGAGGCTCCGTTCATCGCTGGATGAAGGGGATTCTTTCTCCAAGAGCTAAGAAAATGTATCGCATCAAACAGATCACGAAGGGTGTTGTTTCTACTTCAGACGATCTTCTAGATAAACACGCGTCAGAAAATGGAGCCGCTCCAACGCGTTAAAAACCCCCGAAGAGCACCTTCCTAGGGTTTTTTTGATGGGATCTTGGCACCAGAGCGTCGAGCGGTATTCAACGCAATGGCTATAGCTTGCTTTCTAGGCTTTCCATGTTCAATTTCGGTTCTAATGTTTTCCCCGATTACTTTCTTACTTTTACCTTTCTTCAGAGGCATACAATTTCCTAGATGATAGAAATATGCACGGTTGTTCTCGGGTCGTCATCGTACCATTTGGATGTTTCGCCCTCAACTATTTGTCTATCGTTTTCTATCACAATCTCTTGTAAGCAATCTTCGTAGAATTTTCTTAGGTTTGTTAGGTCTCCTCCGGATGTAGGACGAGCTTCTTTGCTTCTCATGAGTGCTTGTTTTTTCTTGGAGGCGCTTTTCGGAATCGGCAAAAAGAACATCATATCGCATCTGATGAGATGCTTTACCATTTCTCCTTTGTACGTTTCCTTAAGAAAATTTTGGACAATGCGTTTCTCGATATACTTTGGGCTATATGCCCCCTTACTTCCGACGTAAGGGGCGCGCCAAACGACGGGAACTCCTGGTATTACAAGACAGATCACTCGATCCTCCATTACATTCTTTACACCACATCAGCATTTGAAGGCCACCGAAACGATCTGCTACATATGCCACTGGATGGTCTTTTCCGCACATGCAACAGAGGTGGTAAGTTTCTGGATCGATCTTTATTTTCTTCACATATTTTTTGAGTAGCCTAGTTGACCTTCAAGGAGCCTTTATGGAGAAAAACAAGAATACTCTTAGCATGAGACAGGCAGCTATCCTGTCCAAGTGTACCGTCAGCGCTATATCTGCGCTAATCAAGAAAAAAAGACTTAGGGCCGAAAAAGACAACGGCCAATGGTGGATACAAAAAGAAGATCTTTTTGATTTTTGGCAGACCAAATACTCCAGAAGTCACTCTAGATTCGAAGGGGAATTGCTGTTTGATAAGAAGAAAGGTGAGTACTCAGCGAGCGAAGCGGCGAAGGAAGTTCGCATAAATGTACAGAGGATGTACCACTTTCTGAGAACGGGGAAGGTTCCATTCAAAAAAAGAGGGAGTGCTTATGTCATTCACATTCAAGACATTCTGGCTTTCAAGGATTGGCTTAAGAATTTCAAAAATTGAACTTAACGAGATACTCAAGTAGCCTGGACAAAAAAAAGAAGCCCCTGAACGAAACTCAGGGGCAGACTTTCGTGACATTTCTGTCACTTTGCAGTACAGAATGCGTCACATTATACACCTTAGGAGGACAAGGTCAATCCTAAGGAAATATTTTAAAGTCTGCAAGGAGTTTCATCAAGGGCTTCTCCACATAGGAGAAAGTCGTGAAACTATTCAAAAACGAAACCTTCAAAAAAATCAAATCCGAGGACATAAAAACCTTCGATGACATCGCTCTTTTGATGGAATCGGCCTCCAAAACTTACAACGATTTGCTTCATCAGCACTTTGAATACCAGAAACGAAGAGAGGATGGGATCTGGAAAGAGGTATATCCAACCATCCACAGAATCTCTAAAGAGGTTGGTTGCAGCGAAAAAACTGTTGATCGCTTCAATTCAGATTTTTCAGCAGCGGTTTTCCACAGGAAGCGATTTAAGAACGGGAAACAGACTTCCAATGTCTATCGCATGAATAAGGTCGTTTACCAGTACATGAAAGCATTTTGGCGGCTCGGCCTTTGGAAGTCCGGAAACAACTACAAATTTTGGTGGGAATGGATCAAGAAAATATGGCAGGAATGTGGATGCGATCATATGGCATTTATGAACAAAGTCTGGAACTATAAGTCACCTAAATCCAAAGAGATAAATGATGGTTGTGAACAACGCTCCAAAAAAATGTCCCTCGGTGAAAATCAAAAATGTCCCTCAAGCTCTAATCTCTTATCTGGAATGATTGATAGATGTACCGGTTGGGTACCATCTTCGGAAATTAGAAAGATGGATTATCTATTGAAGAAAAAGATCGAGGACTCCATTAGAGACATGAAATGGTATGCTTCGAATGGAAATACCATTCATAGCTACCAGGGATTCTTCGCTGATATGCTTCGAAGAAATCTGGCTCCAAGAAAAGTTTAGGGATTGGATTTATCCCTAGATTATTGAATGATTGACCATTTTTTGGAGGAAACATGCTCGGAATGGTCGAGAAAAATAAAATTTATCCAATCAATAAGAATCTAGCTTTCATAGCTTTAGAAGCTCCTGATTCTAAAAAAATCATTTTTAATGTGATTGAATATCCAGTCTCTCAGCATATGGAAGAAAATACATATACGGTTATAACAAATAGTGAAGTAAGAGAAGATTGTTTAATAAAGGCAATAAAGTATCTTGATATTTATTATCAGCAAACAAATAAGATGTATGATCTCATTGAAGAATTATATAATATAGTTGCTCTTCAATCTGAAGAAAAAGAAGAGCGCGAAGCACAGTGGGATCATGTTGAAATTGATAAAAAATTTTGCATTAAGGAAATGGGGATTTCAAAAGAACAAATCGAAATGGATGGAACCTGGAAATGGAATTTTGTCTGTTTAGATGATGGCAAATGGAGATTGGGAGCGCAATAATGCAAATCCTTAACTACGATCGACAGCCATTCAACTCATCGATCATCGCTGTCTTTAGCGTATACATTCCGGAAGTTCAGCTAACTTTGCATAAGCTCAAGCTAATGAAGACTCATCAGGGATATTTGAGGGTGACTTTTCCTTGCTACTCAGTTCCTTCCTATGATGAGAAAAAGAAATGGGAGCCATATTTCGACTTCTCAGTAGAAAAGAAGAGAGAGTTCATAAAAGAGGTGCTGGAGGCTTTGAAGCCTTTTTTGACTTGAAGCGCTTCTCCATTCCATCAATACATCCAGCAATGGTGATTTTGTAGGTATCCCATTCCTGCGATAAGATTCTTCCTTCGCCTGCCTCTTCAATCATTCCGCTCAAAGCTGGAAGAAGGATCTCCATAAGTTTACGAAGGATAGGGTCTTTGAAGTTGTCAGTAGTCATTTGGCTCCTTTAAAAGCCCCAGGATATGGTCTGAGGCGCATTCTGCTGTGTGGAAAAACCTTAGGAAGGGCTCCCGGTCACAGCAAATTCATTTACCGGGACAATGCAAACGCTTCCATTTCAGCAAGCTTCTCATTAATTTTCCAGGCAAACTGGATGATCTCGCTGCAGCTTGGGCGCATATCTGCATTGAGATATGACTCAACCCAGTCCCCGAATGTTTCGTTGCATTGCTCTACGACTCTGTCGCTAAGAAATGATGGATCGATGTTCTCAAAGAAAAGATCTCTCCATTGAGAATACATAAGTTCAGATGGTAAGTTCATATCACGGCTCCTTGTGATTACGTTATCATAGATAAAACGCTACATTTACGCAACACAAACGCACTTTGCTGTAGCTTTAAAATAAAGACTTTATCCATTATGGGTTTATGGCAAAAGCAGTAACTAGAAATAATATCGCTTCAAGATTGTTGGATTTTAAAAAACTTAATCCAAAAAAAAGACCATTAACTGAAGAAGATGTTGAAAAAGCTTTAATTGAGTTTAAAGGATTGCAATATTTAGCCGCAGAAGCCCTCGATGTCACTGATGCTCGCGTCTGTCAAATGATCAAAGCATCTCCTAGACTTCAGGAAATAAGGGATAGACTTTTTGAAAGACGTCTCGATGTTGCTGAGTACAATCTTTCTGAACTCACAGAAGAAAAAGACCTGGGTGCTATCATTTGGCTTCTTAAAACTCAGGGAAAAAAACGCGGTTATATAGAGGCTGAGAAATCAGAACCTCCTGGACTAACAGAAGCACTCAAAATGTCTATAGCACAAGCAAAGGGGCTAGATGACGGAAGTAAAATTCTCTCCGAATCAAGTCAAGAGCCTCAAGGAATCGACAGCTCGAATTAATCTCTGGTGCGGGGCTGTTCGATCAGGAAAATCTTACATTTCTTTATGGGCGCTCATTGACATGTGTCATAGAGCGCCTCCAGGCAACCTTGTACTCGTAGGGAGGACCAATGACACTATTAAAAGGAACATTATCGACGAACTCCTTAACTTTCCATCCCTTAAGGCCTATTACTATCCCGGAAAACGAGAGCTCCACATGGAAGGAAGAATTATTTACTGCATTGGAGCGAACGATGAGCGATCTGAATCTAAAATCCGGGGACCAACTTTCTCTGGCGCTTACGTGGACGAAGCAACACTCATCCCGGAATCCTTTTTCAAAATGCTACTTAGCCGACTCTCAAGACCAGGATCATATCTGATCGCCACGACCAACCCAGATAGCCCATTCCACTGGCTCAAAAAAGACTTCATTGACAGGTCCGAAGAACTTAATCTCCGAGTTTTCAATTTCAAAATGTCCGATAACCCATCTCTCACGTCCGAATATATCGAAGCCCTCAAGAAAGAATATCGGGGATTGTGGTACAGACG